ACATGTTAGGATTGAGGATGAGGTTGGCAATAGCACGACGCGATACATTGGTGTAGTTATACACAGCACCATTTGTATATAGAACTGAAGCAGTGCCGGTAAGTAAGTCAACAGAGACACCGTTGCAGCAAGAAGAGTTACGTGTGATGAACATGTGAATGTAAAATAGAGTGGAAAGAGTAGCAATGAAAGCTACAGCAAACGCACGTATGCGCTCGGTGTAACTGTCAAAGATAACGAGTCATGAAGTCGTCGATAGTGAACTCGTCGTCAGTGTCAGTGTCAGCGATGAGATCGTCAAGTGACAATGCCTGTAAATAACTGAGCATCTCAGCAGGTGACATGTCAACATCTGGATCGAAGTCGTCATGACATAGATAGTCGTACTCAGCAGCTAGTGCATGGATGAGTTGCTCGCGTGTGTAAGTCATGTACGTAGTATGGCAGAGAATGGAGGGAAAGTCAAGCGGTAGTAGACAGTTCCTCACGTGTCATGTGGTATTGATAGTCACCGTTGTTCATGCGAGCACGCTGTAGCGCACGCTCTGCATCATACTGTGCAGTGTAGTAATCAAAGTCTTTGGATACACCGTTGGCGGTGCGTGTCAAGACGAAGCGGAAGGTTTGTTTGTTCATGCTTTAAGTATGGCAGAGAATCGGTGGAAAGTCAAGGGGTAGTGGACACTTGTTACACTGGTTGGTAGTACGTGTGTTCTACGCTCTCGCTTATTTCATGATGCTGAATGCCGTTAATCTTTGCTGGTTTGTTACGCTTACCCTTTGGCACTGTGTTACACCATAACAGCGTACGCATAGGTTTACTGCCGAGTGTGAATGTGGTTTCTTTTAGTTTCATCAAACACGTGCAAATGTGTAACCGTTCTCGAACTGATGAATTAACTTATCATCAGTGATAAACCACTCAAACTTGTGCTGATATACACTGCAAGTGTAACCATCACACAATGAGTTGATGATAGCATTTAACCTAGACTTAGTTGTGTTAGTCTGCCAGCCACCATCAAATACTCTGACATTGTTATCAGTCACTGTTGCAATATGATTACCATGTAGATACACAAGCGATGCATTGTTGTCGTTAGTGTATACCTCAGTGTTAGCCTTATGCCAACACTTACCTAGCTTAATTGCACTGATCATCTCGCGTTCAATCTGTCTCATGGTGTCTCTCCGTTGGTATGCATATAGTATGGCATACATCAGCGCTGCTGTCAGCATGTAGTAGACACTTCGTTCACTGGCGTTAACCGGCAGACAGATGGCTTCGCCTTTTTCCACAGGTTGTGGATAACCCGCTCGCACTACGTGCTCGCTCCCCCGCCGCACCGGTTAGCGCAGTGTCACAGTATATCACAGTGCAAAGGAAGCGAGCGCAGCGAGCGGCAGAAAAAAAACTGTCACAGGTAACCCCTATGGGGGTATTGCGAACCATTCTCAATAAGAGATAGGGCTCACAAATTTATGTTATTTTTTTATGATCACATACTCTACGATTTCGCCAGTTTCCGCCAGTAACTGCAGTTGAAAAGTATTTGGACCAAATTCAACCAGACCAACGATAAGCATACCAAGTAAAAACATATGTTTAGCAGAACATAGCTGCATAAATGGTAGGAAATTCCTGTTCAATCAAGTCTTTAACTTGATCTGCGATAAGTTTATGTTCATATTGGGTACCATTAGCACAACGGAGGTCACAATAGTGCAACCAGGAGCGCAGGGTACCGTTCATATAGAGTTTAGTAGGTGTTGAGAGGGGTAAGATATCTCTAGCACACTCCTTAGCTACACCAGCTTGTAACAACTCATTATATAAGCTATGACTAAGTTCAAATAAGCTATTAATTTTAACATTAAAGTCTTCAATAGTATAAAAATCTAAATCATCAACACTATTCTGTCTATTCTTAGTATCTTGTCGTCTAAGTTGTGGTATAGCGGCAGGTTTAGCCACTTGAGCGTATCGTTGACTAAATTCTTGAAAACTAAAGGAACGATGACGTAAGATTTGAGCAGCAACACTTCGGGTTGTCTCTATCTGTACGCACATGTTAACCATTTCAAATGGTGACCAATGTTTATGTTTAATAAGGTATTTAATCAGGCGTTCAGACTGAGGATTATCTTGGTTATCAGGATTAGATACCCTAGCCATATAAGCTATAAGTTGTTCAGCATCTGGAGTGGTATGTACTAATGATACTGTATGATACATGTAATAGGTGGTTAACGTAGTTAGTGGTAGTACTTATAAGATGAGTACGAAAACGAATCATCAGATAAAAGAAGGAAGGAGGAGGTTGTCGTTAAGACAACCGTCGAGTTCCTTCCTTCGCAGAATTCGGGTCCACCCTTCCCTCCTCCTGTATACGGTGGCCCATAAACTTAAATTTTCCTAAACCCAGTTAGGGACTGATCTTTTACCACCACCTTTTGCTTGTTGTCTTTGGTTATAATTCATACCTAAAACCATGTAATTTGCAGAAGATTGGGGGTCATCAAAAAACTCTTCTAACATAGCATTCCACTCAGTACGTTTACGTTCTTTAATAGCTTCTTGGGCTGAAATACCCATAGCATCTGTAAAGTATTTAACGCCTTGAGCTAGACAGTCAATTCTGTCGTCATGTTTAACGGCACCTTTTTCACGACACATACGGCTCATCTGATAGAAGAGCATATACATCAACCGCCGTTCAGGAGCTTCATTGGGGTTAGACCTGAAGTCCCATTCGATGACGGCTTTGTCAACAACGAGTCTGTGTTGATTAAGGACGGGTTCAAGGGAATCGATGATTCGATCTTCTTTTCTAACAGTTGCTCTGACTTCTTCAACATCGCATCTTTGATTAGTTTGTTGGAGATGTTTGCGGAACAACTCGCTAACAATACCGTCGCCAAAGTTAGTTTCAATGACAAGCTTAGATACTTCATACTTTTTACAACCTTTTAGAATGTCCAATAATGTGTGGTCTGAGTATCCGTCTTTGTAAGCACGCATTTCGTGCAAGTACAGGATACCGTTACGTTGGGAGAGATAAGCTGCAGTCGTCTCATCCGATCCACGGCCCGATGGGTCAACAGAGCAGATTGTTTCAGAGAAAGCACCCCATTCCCCCTGGAGCTGCATTGGACTGTAGAAATAATCTCCAGGTAATCCGACAGTGGGGAGTTCCTTGATAACGTTTTTTGGGTCTGAGCACCAGATGATGGACTCAGGAGCAGACTTAGGGTTAACAGAGGTAACGATAAGGTCAGCGCATTTGAGAGGAAATTTGTCAGCATCGGATAAACTTGTGTCTAACATGAACTGCAACATAAAGTTGCTACGACCCATTGACGCTTCACGTTCAATCAGGTCATCATTATCAAAACGGTCATCTGTAACGTCCCATTTATCAGCACCTTTCTCTAGATCTTCAACCAGTTGAGGTGCTAAAAGACCTTCGTAATTAGATGTTTTACGTGGGTAACGTGCAGGCCAAACAAAAGGTTTGTATGACCGTTCTGCAAGACGTTTATAGACCGTAAATGTAGTTTGTGGTGTACCTAAGTACATAATACGGGAGTCATCCTTTGGGGTAAGGATTGATTCAGCCTCGGTACAGAGTTGAAGAAGTTTCTCCCTCATCATTTCTGTCATTGAGTTACCAGGTACTTCGATATCGTCCAGGATCATTAAGTCAGCACGAGAACCGGTAAGCTGACCTGTAATACCCACTGATTTAACAGAAGGTGCTTGGTGAGGAGAGCAAAGGATGTCGAAAGAGACACGGGACCAACGTGAGTCATCAGATTTAGGGCGCATATGCACCAACCAAGGTGTTTCAATGATTAGTTTCTGTAGAAAGATTGACATGTTATCTGCACGTTCTTTAGATGCAGATATAATCATTATCTTTTTTTCAGCGTCATTAAAAAGCGTCCACAGAACAAAGGCTCCAGTAATCCAGCTCTTTCCCACTCCACGGAAAGCTTGTATTTGAAGACGTTTAGGTCCATGCTGAAGATAGTCTGCGATTGCATATTGTGCACGTGTAGGGTTAGGTAGGTCAAGCTCCGCCCACAAGGCTTGTAGGAAGAGCTTAAAATCACTCTTTAACAGTTCTAATGTATTCATCGTTTCTCCAGGTTTCGGGTCCATTAGGTTTGTCAGGTAGGTGTTGTTTTACTGTAAAATTAGACCGATCTATAACAAACAATGGGTCTTGTATAAGTGATTCGTAGTATATATCAAACCAACGATCTTGAGGTAACTCATTCTTGAGTTGTTCAATGTAGGTATAACAGTGATCTACAAATGTACTATAAAAATTAGGATTATCTGTATAATCTTTGTACCATTCAATACTCTCCATACTTTTAATTATATCTTGTTTATTACGATACATAAAAGCAAATTGAGCTGTAGGAAATATAAATGATAGTTCAATGACAGCTTTTAGTAAGAAAGGAGCTTGGATAACACTGTTCATAGGTATGTCAAGGCTATAATCAAGCTCATCAATAAAAGTCCGTCCAGTTTGCCGTTCTATAATATGAGCAGCAAGCCGTGAGCCTGCTCTCTGTGGGCCTGTGACGATGATAGGGTGGGTCATAGGTACAATCTAGCGTAGGGTAGGTGAAAGGGTGGTTAGAGAGGCTTACAGGGTGCTAGTTCTTAAATTTAGCTGTGCCAGTATATTCAGGGCTAACACTTTTAATTGCTTTATCCATAGGTTGCCAGATTTCTGCGGTTTCATAAAGATACTTTGCATCTTCAGATAAAAGCTGATCCCACAACTCATTTAAATCTTTTTTAGTTTTAACTTTTCTAAGTCTTTGGGTAAGTTTAGTTTTACTTATTTCTAAATTATCACCAGGAAATTGATAAGAAGGTTGCGCCCTCATTTCTGCATGAAAAGTATCGTGAGGTGTTTTAAACATAGGTTCTAAATTTGTTTCAATATCCCCAGGTTCTATACCTTTTTTTTGAGCACGTTTAGCCATATTTACTAGCTCATTGTATGTCATCACACCATCTTCAATAAGATCCCGACCACGATTAAAGAAAGCTGCTGATATACCTTTAGGAAATTTATGATGTAAATCTACTTGTTCAATAATCTGATCAACACCTTTCCTAACTTTTTCACGTCTTGCTTGTCTAGTAAATATTCCTTTTAATTCTTTAGCACGAGGTTTTGCTGGTGGGTAAGCTTGTTCTCTGCCTTTTGAAGGAGCTAAAAGGTTTGATTCTTCACTACTAATTCTTGGCATTTTTGCTCTTAAAGCTTTATCTGCAGCTTTGTATTCTGGAATTGTCTTTCTAAGTTCACCATGTTTAACACCAGGATTAGCATCTTTAATGTTTTCCATAATTTCTCTAGAAGCATCAACTGCATCCCGCGCCTCATCAATTCTTTTACCTTGAGTAACATCCCACTCACCTTGATTATAAAATTTATCTCGCTTAGCTTCCATCACCTGTGGTCTTAAAAAAATAGAACCACCAGATGGTGCTAAACCCATTGGAGCCACTCCTGCTGTAGCTAGTTGCTGTGGCATACCACCAGGAGGAAGTTTATCTACAACAGCTGCTGTTTTTTTAGCAACGGAGCCCAAACCAGCAGTAGCTAGTGTATCTACAAACTCACCACCGGCAAATGAACCAATCCTTGGATCAACACCAATATTTTCTGCAAGATTACCAAAACCTTCTTCAGCAGCCGATCGTACATTTTTGTAAGTACGATAAACCATACCACCTAGCCCTTGGTCTTGGCTCATAACTTGGTCAACAGTTTTTACACCGCCGCCAAAATATTGAAGTCCTACGCTAACTCCAGGAATTTTAGAAATCTGTTTACCTGCAGATTGTACAACATCTTCAACAGTATCAACAAATTCGGTCCCAATCATTGGTCCTTTTTGAATTCGTTCATATTTAGCTACTGCTGCATCATATTGATCATAACCTTCTTGTGAAGAAAAATCATAATCCTTAAAATCAGGTTTTTCCATTAATTAATATACTCCATAATTAAGTGTTCACGGAGTTTATTAACTCCAAATTTAGCTCTCATCCATTCTAGGACGTGAGTACTTCCTTTTTCCTGATTACATTGTGTGCAGGCGCATACAACATTCGTTGCGACATCTCTTCCACCGCGAGAGCGAGGGTGAACATGATCGATAGATAGGTTACTAAGGTCATAGGTTTTTCCGCAATAAATACATGTATGGTCAAAGTGTTCCTTAATAGAGCGCCTCCACAGGCGCTTGGCTTCTGGAGAGGTCATAGCTATTAAGTTGTAGAGGTAGTGATCAGGAGTTGGAAGTAACGGGGTCATGCTCGGCCTTTACGTGCTCGGTTTTTAGATGCTTTTTCAAGAAATGTTTTACCATTCTTTTTGTGTGATACATCTTTACCGTCACCGTTGCCATAGGTTCCCCGTTTTCTGTTTTCTTTATTTAGTGCAGCTCGTTTTTCGATCTGCATTGAACTTGAGTCGTACTTTTTTTGGTACGTTTTGTAGTTACCGTTGGCGTATTTAGCGCCACTATACTTAGAGCTTCGTGCCATAAAGTTTCCGCTGTACAATTTCAGGATTAACAGTAGGCATTACTGCTGCAAGTCTATCAAGTGGGTTACCATCAAAGGCAACACCACTGATGTCATTTGTTTTTAGCCAGTCACAAGCTGCTTTTAGGTCTTGAGTTGTAGCCTCACCTGATTTAATACGGGCAAGGAACTCTTTAGTAACCAAATTATGCAGCTCGTTAAACTGGTCTTCAGTCGCTTTCTTTTTCGACATTAGTTACTTCCGCTGTTTTTTTAGTACGGGTAGATTTAACTACATAACGAGTCTCACCAGGCTCGTTGTACATCCTGCCAAGCTGCTTTTCAGCGTCAGTTTTTTTAGTATAATCACTAATGACAAGATCAGTATAAGTGTCTACAAGTTGATAAGACATAATTAAGAGTTTCTAAGTGCTATTTGATCTAGTTTGTTTTCAATACGTACCATATGATCTTCCATACGACTAAGTAGCTCCGATAACTCTGCTTTTCTAACATAATCAGTAGCAACAGTTAGTTCTATACCATCCAGTCGTCGATCCAATGCACTGATACGTTCATGCACACTGTTTATTCGGTTGTGTAATCGATTATTTAGAGTAGCTCCAGCTGTAACTACTGCTACAACAGAAGTTATCAGAGCTTCAATCATTTGTTAATGATACAATTGGTACGATGTCGTGGCAAATCATTTCGACACGACTGCCGGGTCTAAAGGTAAACCCGTCTTTCATAATTTCTGTACATTTAAGAGCACGAACAAGCTCGTAATCAAGCCTCATTTTCTGCTCGTGTTTACGAGCGATACCTTTACAGGTTTCTACCATGCCACCATCTAGTGGTACGGAA